AATACTAATTATATTGGTTACAAACCAAATAATTATATTTTAGAAAATTTAAATAAATACAATATGTATGTATATCCAAGTATCTTTGAAGAAACATCTTGTATATCTGCCATTGAATCTTTGTCTGCTGGACTATATTCTATTGTTACTAATTTTGGAGCATTATATGAAACATGTGCAGAGTTTCCTATGTATGTAACTTACACAAAAGATCTAAAAATATTATCTCAAACATTTGCTAAAGCTATTGAAATGGCTGCTGAAACATTACATGAAGGAACTATTCAAGATAGTTTAGATATGCAACAAGCTTTTTATAAAAAATATTATAATTGGGATAAAAGAGCTATGGAATGGAATAACTTTTTATATAACGTAATTAATGCAAAAAAGTAAAAATTGGGCTAACAACGATACCTATCAAACAATAAAGGAGATTAATGTGTCCTCACAAGATCCAGCAGAGCCTATTTGGTTCGATAAAGAAAAAACAACTTCTGAAGTTTTAATGGAAGGTTTTAGAGAAGAACAACAGATAAGACTATGCGTAGGTACGCCTGTTCATTCAGAGGTATCAATTCACTACACTCAATGTTTACTTGAGATACAAAAAGAATTTTTAAAAAATGGTGATAGCGTATCTTTTCTTATGCATAAATCTTCTTTAATTACTCAAGGAAGAAATTTAACGGTAGCTTCGTTTTTAGAAACAAAAGCAGATTATTTATTATTTTTAGACTCTGATATAGCAATCGGTCCGCATGTAATAAAAAAAATGATAGAAGCTGATAAAGATGTTATCTGCGTACCTTATCCCCTAAAAAGTATATCATGGTCAAAACTCAAAGAAAGATTTGAAAGAGGTTTTATAAAAACAGATGCAGACATGGAAACAGGAGTATGTTCTTACCCAGTAAGGTTAGAAGATGCGAGTAATATTGTTGTTAATAATGGAATCATAGAAATAACTCATGCGCCTGCTGGTTGTTTATTAATAAAACGTTCTGTATTTAATAAATTGATTAAGGAATTTCCTGATAGAAAAATAAAACAAAAATCAGTTATAAATGGTGAGTATGAAGAAAAAGATAATTATTATAATTTTTTCGATACTGTTCATGATAAAGAAACTCAAACTTACATGGGAGAAGATTTTGGTTTTTGTAAACTTTGGAGAGAAGTAAATGGTAAAATATTTGCTATTGTAGATGAATATATAATGCATGTGGGAGAGCACCAATATATTGGTAGATACATGGATGAGTTTATAAAACATGACTAAGTTATATGTGACCTCTCCAACTACTGGTCTTGTAGATATACATTACATGAAATCTATTTTTTCTTTACAAGCAGAGTGCCATAAAAGAAAAACGGGTATTACTTTACATTTACATAAAAGTTCTATTGTAACCTTTGGTAGAAACGGTTGCACTGCAGGGTTTCTGAGTTCAGACTGTACCCACATGTTATTTGTAGATACTGATATACAATTTAATGAACAAGATATTTTTAAAATGGTTGAGGCTGATGAAGAAGTCACTTTGATACCTTATCCTATGAAATGGATGGATTGGAAAAAATCAAAAGAACTTTATGAGAAACATAAGATACCTGTAAATAAAGGAGGGTATCACTTTCCTATACAAGTTATGGATGAAGATAACTTTGAAAGTATTGAGGGTTGGATGGAAATTAAACGAGGGCCTGCTGGTTGTATGTTAATTAAGAGAGAAGCTTTTGAAAGAATGATTAAGTACTATCCTGAGCTTAAAGTTAGACAGAATCATTTAGTTAATGAAACAACTAAAAACATGGAGCATTCATATAACTTTTGGGACACTGAATTCATTAAGAAAACAGGTCAAATAATAGGCGAAGACTTTGCTTTCTGCGACCGTTATAGGAAGGCAGGAGGACGTATATTTGCTCTTATAGACTCTGAAATTACTCATCATGGCAACTATCCTTTTCGAGCTAAGTTCATTGACGAATGCGCTAAAATTGAGTAAATTTAAATAAATACGTATTTACAACAGGAGCTTAAAAAATATGCATCCATTAATGATGGCCGCTTTGATATCAGGAGGTGTCAATGCATTACAAGGTAAAAGAGGATCTGACCTTTTAAAATCAACAATTAAAGATACAGCGATAGCCGCAGTTTTAGGTGGCGCAAAAATGCCTGGATCAAGCGAAGGTATAAACCAATTAGCTGCAGAAGGTGGTAAACAAGCAGCCATGAGCACGACAGGTACGATTGCTGCTAACTCTCCTTTTGCTGCAGGTCAAATAGGTGCACAACAAGCTAGTAAACAAATGATGTTAGCAAATGCAAACAAAGCTAAAGAGGGTCTGACCATGGGTCAGAAATTAGAAAAAGCTTTTACGGCAATTGAAAAACCATTTAGAGACCCAAAGACAGGAGACATTTCATCATTTAGAGTTGGATTAGGATCAGCTGGTCTGGGTGGTGCTGCTTACGCTGCAGGATTATTCGACCCTAAAGATCCACCAGATCCAAAGTATCCAGGATTTAATAAATATTATGCAGCTAATCCAGAAATGTTTCAACCAGGTTCAGGTCAATACGGCCCTGATACAGATCAGTATCCTGAAGGGTCACCTTATTCTGGTTTACAAGAAGGTGGTATTGCGGATGCAACTATGATGTCACCAGACGATGAAATGTTACAATACGATATGCAACAACAAAGCATGGACGACGGACCAGGGATTGTTGCAGCTTTAGAAGCAAGATTTAAAGAATCTTTTTTAGACCCAGATAAAAAATCTATGAGAGGTGCTATGAGGAAATCAATTCCATCTGGTAAAACTCCAGTTTCAAAAATGACAAATGTAACTCCTATGGCTGCTGAACTTACAACAGCATTACCTGAAAGAATTAAAAGAGATTTTGTTATGAAATTTAAACAAGACCCTGATAAGACTGCAATTGAATATGCAACCACTATGAGGGACAAAGATAGATTGACTATCGCTGATGTTCAAAAAGCTAAGGAAGCATTAACACAAATGACGAATGAAACTGAAATGGACGTAGGTGAAATAGAAGGTATTATGGGTTTAATGGGACAGCAACAAGGAGAGGATGTGAGAATACCTCAAGCTCCACCACCTCCTGCACTTCAAAATATATTAGATACATTTAGATCAAGAGCAACTAATGAACCTAGAACTCAAGAGTTTAACAAAGGTGATTTAGTTGATGTGTTACCATCTAAATTAAAAAGAGATGAGAATGATACATCAAATTACAAAAGAACTTCTGGTAAAATGGTTACTGATGAAACAGGCAAAGGATCAGGGAGCAAGGACACTATGCTAGCTCAGTTAGCAGATGGAGAATTTGTAACTAAAGCTAAGTCAGTATTAGGTGCTGGTAAAGCAATGGGTGGTAAAAATAAACAAGAACAAAGAGAATTAGGAGCTAAGTTTTTTTATAGTCAAATGAGTGAATTAGAAAAACTAGCGGAAAGTGCTTAATGTATTTAATACAATTCAAACCAGAAGAGATAGATAAAGTGTGGCCATTAGTTAAGGATAAAGTTCAATCTGCTTTAGAAAGAAATCATGAAGGAAAAACTTTGATGGACAATCAACATATAAAAGAAATGTGTAAGCAAGGTAAAAAACAATTATGGGTCACTGTAGACAAAGAAGATAATTTTAAAGGAGTTTGTATTTCAGAAATAGTTAAATATCCAAACTATAATGTTGGAGTTGTAAACATTGCAACTGGTAATGATTTACCTCAGTGGATAGATAAAATAAATGTATTTGAAAAATGGGCATTTGAAAATTGTGGTTGTAAGAAAATTGAAGTGTATGGAAGACCAGGATGGAAAAAAATGTTAGAACCTTTAGGTTTTCAATTTAATCACGTACAAATGGATAAATTTATAGGAGGGCACGCATAATGTCAGGAGGAGGAGGTGGAGGCGGTACACCCGCGGACACTACAAACGTACAAACTATTAGGGAAGCACCAGAAATAGAAGCTAGAAGATTAGGTCTTATGGATGCTGCAGGTAAACTTGCGGACAAACCATTAGGGTTACCTGATTTTCAAGTAGCTGGATTAACTGGGGCAGAAACACAAGGTATTACTCAAGCTCGTCAAGGGACAGGTGCAGGTCTATCTTCTATTGCTGCTGCTGAATCGGCTGCTGCGTTAGATCCTTCATCACAACAATTTCAAAATTATTTTAATCCTTATCAATCTTTTATAACTGATGAAATAAATCGACAAGCACAACTAGGCCAACAACGAGTTGCTAACCAGGCAATTTCTGCTGGAGCTTTTGGCGGTGGAAGAGAAGGAGTGCAAAGAGCAGAAGCGGAAAGAGCAAGATTATCAGAAATTGGAATGGCACAAGGAAGAGCATTTCAAGGAGCTCTAGGTGCATTTCAACAAGGACAACAATTACAAGCACAAACTGGATTAGCTGCGGCTGATGCAAAAATGAGACAGCAACAAGGAGACATTAGTACTTTATTTGCAGCAGGAGGATTGGAAAGAGGAGTAACTCAAGCACAACTTGAAGCGGATAGACAAAGTAAAGTTCAAGCAATTACTGATCCTTATCAAAGATTGTCTTTTGTGTCTGATATTCAAAGAGGGGCACCTTCAACACAATCTACAGTAACTCAGGGCTTCGCACCAACAGCTTCACCTTTTGCTCAAGCAGGAGGAACTGGTATAGGAGCTTATGCTGCGTTGGCTCCTAATTAAGGAGAACAATGGCAAAGTTAAAAGATAGAAAATTA